TGATTACCGTTTGCGTATAAGGCATTGGCATCACTACTGCCACAGTGAGAACAGGACTCATGCCTGATAAACTCACTCTCCTGATTCATCTACTGCTTGCTCCATTATATCTGCCATGTTCTTAAACTCCCGAAGGATACGCTCAAGAACCTCATTGGGATATTTGTCTCTGTCCCCCACTAACGCATAAGCAATCGTGTCGTAGTCTACAAAGTCATGCACCTCTACGTCATCAATATATACTGACACACGCAAGCCATCTGTTGTTAAGTCTACGTTCAAGTCAACTGCTGATACAAGCTCCTCTTGTACTTCAATGATACTCATTTTAACCACTCCTCAGGAATAGTACCCTCACTCCAGACAAAACCCTGTCGGTCTGCCCACTCACTGCATGTCATTTTAGTACCGTCCTTTCTTTTCTTAGCTCCCTGAATAGTAGCACTGGCCTTCTGGAATACAAAGCGTATGTCCATGTCGGGATACTGTGCCTTGATAGCCTTCATCTTACGCTGGCTGTCTTGCCTGAAGTATCCCTTCAGTTCTACTATCATAGTACCTAGCTTTAGGTCAGGGATGTAGTGACGCTCCACGTAGTAGGCCAGCTTGTCTGGCTCATACATATATGAAACGCCCCTACTATCCAAGTCAGAAAGCACGGCCTTTTCAAAAGTCCCCTTCATCTGAAACAACAGCAGTTGTGTCACTCTCATTGAACAGTTCGCCTACGTCATCCTTCTCGACAGCAGAGGCTACGAAGCCATCCTCATCGTCAAAGATAGATTCAGCAGACGCACCACTTTCAACTAGGTCAATGACCTGCAAAGCTTTGAGGCGTAGTGATACACCTACCTGCTTGGTGCTTGCCATGACGTAGGTTACTGGCTCAACAGCAGCCTTGATAACTGAGCCGTTGCCGATGGCTAGGTCTGAACCCATAGGCTTACGCTTAGAGTCTACTACCTGCACCTTCTGCTTGTAGCTGTTACCATTCTTGGCACGTACTATTGCTTTCAGTTTTGTTTTGAACACAACATCACCTGTCTCATTACCATCTTGGTCTATCTCAGGTTCTGTTACAGGACGTTTGGACAGGGAAGCCTTGAGTGCTGGCTTTTCCTTGACAGCTTTATCGTATGCCTCATCAATGAGGGCATCGAACTGTTCACAAACTGATGCTGCTTCTGCTTCTGACATGATGACTTGAGTAGAAAACTCTCCATCTTCTACGAAGCGTGTGTCAGGCTCAAAGACTTTTGCCCACTTTGCCTTACCTTTTAATACAATCATCTGTTACTCCTCGATTGCTACGTTTTTGCCGATTGGCTAGGTTGTAACTTTAGAAATCATGCAAAGAAATAGTCTGATTTCAATACGTTACGTATGTCTAGGCCACCACAAGAAGGTGGTTGAGGTACATCCTCAGTGCCTAGTGTTATGATAGCATGTTGTCTCAACTCTGTCAACACATCATGCTGTTCATACATCTTAACAAACTCTTCGCGTAGTATCTCACTAAGTAGTGGCATCATGCTACTGTGTGTACCATAGCTATCATGTACCATTGCATAGTCGTGGATGCCTAGCGTAGAGGCTTTGTTAATAGTCTTAGTCATGGCTGCTGCATCTAGGCTGTGGATAAAGTTAGGTGATGCACCCAGCCCTGTCCTGTGCCTGTGTACTGTGTTCTCTTTCTCCTTAGGAAAGGATAGTGATACCACCTCGCCATTGATGTGCGTCTTGATGCGCTTCTGTTGTGTCTGGCTATACTGCTGTAGCACAACCCAACCAGTAGGTGTAACCCACTCCATGTGCTGTCCCATCTGTGCGTACACATCTGCGATAGTCTTAACGTAGTCCATGACCTTACGTGCTGATACAATCACACTGCTGATAGCATCCCACACATGTCCAGCCATGTAGCTACTAGCTTCAAAGAGGTCATCACCAAATGGATTAGGTGTGCCATCCTTAATCTTGTCGTTGATAGCCTCCTCAATGTAGGCACGACAGGCGTGGCGTGTGCCACTGTAGGGTACAATCATAACAGGACGCTTGGCTAGCTTCCTGTCGATGCCAAAGGCAAGGCACTTACGCCCTAGCTCTGTGTCTTCTGCCTTGATGCTGGCGATTGTGGCCTCTGCTACCTCTGTGTAGATGTCTTGAGGTAGGTCAGATGGCACTAGGTTAGTAGCTCTAGCTCCCTGCTCATCCAGTAGGATGGCTGACAGGTGTTGCAGTCCATTGCATGACCCATCTGCTGACACAGGTAAGCGTGTCTCAAACCCCCACCCCTGTTTGACAAGGGCTGACAACTCAAAGCACCATGCTAGAAATTGATAAGGCTTGTCTGCTTCCAACCATAACTGGTTGTCGTATGGGTTGTCAACAATCCTATGTGCTTCTTCTGCAAAGTCCCACGCCCACGTTTCTCTGTCGTTCAGGCTTACCTTGTCGTTACCATACAGGTTAGCACCATGTATGCACAACCAACGTGCGTCATCCCAATTATTAATCTTAACAGGGTAGCCAAACTCTAACAGAGCCTTGCTCCAATCTGCTGACTGAGGAGAGAGGAACGTGCTGCTTGCATACTTGCGTGAACGAAAGTCATTCTGCCACACATAGTAGAACCTGTCGTACTTAGCGTACTGTTCTGCTATCTGTAGTGTTCGCTCCACTTGTATGCGCTTGCTCACGCTACGGTTGTTTTGGGAGTAGATAGCGTTACGTTTGCGTGACCACGCACGGAACTCTTCCCTCTCTCCATCAGTCATCTCGTTAGGCTCTTTACCAAAGGGATACACTGGTAGTGGTGTGTCTTCCTTCGCTGGTAGCTTGCCCCATTCCTGTCCGTTATCCCACAGATTACGGATTATGTCAAGAACATTGTTATTGATACGCCACTCTGTGTTCTGTAAAGCATTGAGACAGGCGTACTCTTGTGTCAGGTCTTGAGTACCCAACCGATTCAGATGTTTCTTTAAGCTCATTTGCGCCTCACTATTGGTAGCTCGTCAATGTCGTGACCATGATACCCACCACCACGCACATCTGTCCACTGTTTAGGTGGTATAATGCAGGGTAGGTAGCGTGGCCTTGATGTCTCTATGTATTCGTTGAAAGCAGTAATCCATTCAAGCGTACCCTCAGTAGGTATAACATAGGTAGCCCTACGCTTACGCTCTGTCTGTTGTGTGTCCAGCTTGACAATAGCTGTGTGCTGGATGATGAGGTCAACCATCTTGAACCCAACATGCACACGCTCTGACTTCTGCCACTCGCTCTCTTTGTACCCATCCTTGTTCATCTTGTTGGTCAGGCCATAGCGTCTAGCACCATAGGCTTTCTTCATTGCTTGCTTGATGGTGTTCTTAGCTACGTCACCCTCGCTGTGTATCCATCGCTCAAGCCTGTCCTGTATCTCTACGTTAGCACCAATGGTACGCGCCACATAAAGCAGCGTGTTCTTCCTGCTGATGCTATCTACTAGCGATACCACTGACAGGTATGCTACCTGCTCTACGTCCATGTCCTTGATGCGCTTCCACGCAATGTCTCTGGACTTGTTGCTTGGGTTGTCTAGGTATTCCCTCAACCCATCTGCTACTGTGTCTACAATCCTTGACACGATGGCTCTACCATGTGCCGTGTGGGATTCCATACCTCTATCTATTGACCTGTCTCTAGCCTTCCTGAAACGCTGGATGCCACCTGTTAGCATCTCTGTCTCTAGTTCAAGCTGTTGTTCAAACAGGTCTTTGTCTGTTTCTAAAGTTACATCCAAGATAAGACCCCCTTTACATTGTTTAATATGTTATAGCCACGCCAGCACTGATTACTGCTACAACCCCTAGCATTACTACTAGCTGTATACCTATCAGTTGTTCGTGGTCACTGGCACTACCTGCTAGTATGACCAGCCACATAGCAATGATACCTGCTACACCTACTGCTATCATTCTTCACCATAGTTTTCTAGCATCCACTGTTGCTGCCTAGTTACTACTTCATACAATACTGGTTCTTCTAACCACTCAGCATTACACTCATTACAGAACCACTGTATCTTACCATCGACAGCATACAGTGCCTCTGCCTCTCCATCCTCACAGTGTGGGCATGTCTTAAATCCCATCGACATCTGCCTTCTCCTCTTTTACTCGTTGCATTTTACCTGCTGTGTACCCATGCTTGTACTTGATGTGGTACTGAGCTTGCTCATTACTATCATAGTCATTGCTATATGTCAAGGCATGATAGCCATTGTGGTAGCCCATAACATAGGCATCATCATACTTGTTACGTGTCATGGCTTGTCTTCTCCTAGTCTGCATCACTGCTCTATGTACTGGTGTTATTTTCATTATCGTTACTCACTACCTCAAACTCAAACGTGTACTGGTTCTTAAATATCTTGTAGTCCCCCTGCCTACACGCACTGATGATGTCCTCTAATTCTGCTACGTCATAAAAGAATACAGGCTCACCAATCTTCCCCTCATATACACCACCCCTAAGAGGTATGCACTCTAGCTGTCCTGTGTCATCATTCTGATAGATAGACAACATGATGTCATCATCAATAGGTATTAGAATGTTGCTCATTGTCTTGCCCCTTAAAATAGTGGTTCATATGTTGCGCCATCATCATGCTTAGACTTTAGGCTAGATAAATGCTGCCTCATACTTGATACGTCCTGCCCTTCCCACTCAGCGTCCTCTATCTGGACTGCTAGTGCCTTCATCTTGGTCAGGATACAGGACAGTCTAGCATCCTGTGCTATGTCTGGATACGCTGTGTCTATATACATTCCCATCTTAGTCCATCCTTGTTACAAAATAGCCATCATCAGTAGGCAATGCCACCATACCATAAGGATAGAAATATACATTACCCTTTGCTGTACCCATCTTGCCTATGTGTACCAAATCCTCATCCTCTTCATACTTACTACGATAGTCACCACTATCTAGCACCTCACCCTCGAACTTGAGCAGTCCAATACCATAGCAATCTTCCATAAAGGTTAGGATGTCTTCACCATTCAGTATGTTAAACTCATGCACCCAATTAGGCAACACCCCTAGCCACTCTCTTAGATATTCTTTTGGCTCAGTATATTCTATTGTGTTTAATACTAATCCCATTGTCTTACCCCTCTAAATAGTCGTTACAAATTGTTGCTATCATATCAGCTATGAACAAAACAAACCCTGTCACACCTAATACAAAGATAGATAACATAATAA